GCCTGAAGGCAATGCTGGTGCCACAGTAGGTTTGTTGCCCTTGAGCATGCTGTCTTGTTTAGCAAAATATTCGGATTCCTTTTTAACCCGATCTGCACGTGCCTGGTTGGCCATGTTGGGTGCAACAAAATCGCCGGCCTTTTCTATACCTCGGGCGATTCCAGACTGAGCCTTTTCCAGCATGCTCATTCGGTCCCAGTTGCTGTCGTCGGCCTTGGTATCGACCTGCAGGTCGTTGCCTTTTTCATCTTTGCCCACGCCCATGGCACCCAGACCATAATCAACTGCCCGACCTGCTCCATACATGACTGCTCCAGCAGCCGCATAGGGTGCTGCTGCTCGTAGCATGGAACCAGCACGACCCAACGTTTTCTTACCTGGGATTAGATCAGCCAAGTCTCCTAGACCAAAGCCGCCGCCTCCATCACCACCGCCCTGACCGCCCTGACCGCCACCTGCTCCTGCTGCTGGTGTTGCTGCTGTTTTAATTGTGTCGCCACCACGCATGGTGCGTTTTTCTTGGGTAGAACCAGTGTCAGTGCCTGCTGATCCAGTCTTGCCTTTGATATTAACAGTGGTAGCAGTGACATTTAATACATTGGCACGCATTGTTGCTGGCACAGCAGTGGCAGTCTTGCCTTTGCCGCCATCTATGCCAACTAGTTTAGGTCGGGTATTGGCACGGCTACCTGTAATAGGATTAACGGTGTCAGGCTGACTATTGGGTTGACGAGCCAGATGTGGTGGCAGGAAGTTACCAAAGAACTTGGAAAGGCCTGGACTGTACATGCTTTCAATGTTGGCTTCATTCTTTTCCAGTGCCATGTTGCCCAGTATGCTGGCAGCTCCGCCCAGACGTCCCATCTTGGCCTGGGCGGCATCTGCAACCTGGCCTTTGCTGCCAGTGCGTGTACTCCGTATACCCGACCCCTTCAGAGAAGGATCAAAGGCAAAACCTTCTTTTAAAACGGTCTTTTTACCAACCAGTGCAGAAAATGCGTCGTAGAAGTTACCAGTGTTGCCACGATTGTTGGGGTTGAATTTACCACCAATGTTTTTCAATGGGCCTGCTGCGTCATTGGTATTGATGCCTGGTGTTGCAGGTGTATCCGGTGTTTGAGCTCCGCCCTGAATGACCTTCAATCCTGGAAAAGTTTTGCGTCCTGATTTAACTGGCATACCAGAACTATTGGCCAGGGCTTCCTGAATATTTTTATCCAGAGTTTTTAACTGTGTTCTAATATCCCCCAGTGTGACATGCTGGGCATCGCCCTTGATCTTGGTAATGGTGCGAGTATCCAGTGTTTCCTTCAACTCCTCCATGTTTTGAATAGTGACTGCCGCACGGATTTCTTCTAATTTTTTAATCTGATCTTCAGCGTGTTTGATCTGCTTCTCAGTAAGTTTTTCTGATCTGGTCAGCATGGCACGCTGAGCATCAATTAGCTCATCGATGGTTAGGGGTTTTGATTTAGCAGCAGCCATGTTTATTCATCTCGGTGGCGTGGATTAAATGGTGGTTCGTCGTCATCTACTGGGCGTGCCGCAACTGGCGCGGGACGAGTCATGGGTGGTCGTGGTGGAGGAGCAGCTGGTGTCACGCTTGGTGGCAAGCCTGCGGGTGTTGGTGGTGTAACCGAAGTTCCAACCGTGGAAGCTCCGGCCACCTTTTCCTGAGTACGCCCCCAGGCAGCAATACCCAGAACAGCGCCCATGGCCAGATGGAATAATCCGGCACCCTGCAGAGTTAAAGGATTCCATTGTGTAACTGGCTGCTTCAAAACGGCCTGCAGAATGCTCCAGGCCACGGGAAATATAATCATGTCACAGAAACATACCAACATGTACATCCAACCCATGGCTGGACGCCATTTCTTTTGCATCCAATCTTCCTTGGGTGCTTCTTGTTTAACTTCTTGGTCTGCCATTTTTTATCCCCTTCCGGCGTTTTGTTCCTGTATTTTTTGTTTTTCTAATTCTAAATAACGAACAAGCAGAGTGACATAGATCTCCCTTTCCCACGGCATCATATTTTCTAATTCTGATAAACTATACTTATGATACTGCATCAGATTAAAATTGGTCTGATAATAGTTTAACAGACTTTCATGGGAAAGGATTAACCGAAAAAACTCTGTATACCTTCCAATGTTACCTCATTGTGTTTACTGCATTCCTTGCAATCCCACACCATTTTATGGCGCAGCACCGGCATGGTAGCAAAGAAACGTTCAATCTTTTCCAGATTGGGTGGTGTCATGCTTTCAACAAAGGCCACCATTTCAGCCACAGTATGATCGGCGGCCGCATACATTTCGTCGCCCTGCCAGATGGTGTCAATGCTGCGAGCAATTAATTTGATGATACCATCTACATCCCTGGCGGCCAATAGTTCATCGACTTCACGCAAATATGGATAGCGCATCTTCAGAGTAATGTTGTTGTCCAGTTCTATGGTGTCTTTATGACCTTCGGTCTTTTCAACCTTGACTTTGGTGACATCTATGGATTCATCCTGCTTGACGCCACAGGGACAGGTCAGCACCAGTTCAACTTTTTCGCCAACACTGGCGGCTCTGATGTTCATGAACAGATATTCAACATCGAAACTGGGCAGGTTTTCAGCATTGACCTTGCCAAAGGTGCAGGCATTGATGATACCTTCAATGGCATCATTTTGTTGGTTGGTTCCTTCTTGTGCTGCCATCAGCAGTTGCTTTTGTTCTTTGACCAAAAATGGACGAAATTTTACCGTTGTTCCATTGCTGGGTAACTCAATGGTTACAACTGGTGTATCAAATACAGGTAAAGCCATGTGTATATCTCCTTAATTAATTAAATCAAGCTCCAAAGAAGCTATTGGTTTCAAAACTCATTGGGTCATCCATTGTACCGCCCAGCGGCGTACTCTGTCCCAGATAATCAACCTTGCGATTATCCTTGACCGGTTTGGGATCAGGTTTGTGTGTAATCGTGGGCTTGGGTGGCACCTCCTGCACAGCAGTGGTGATTGCTTCCCATTTCTTATAGGTAAAGGTGACATTTAAACGACTCACACCCATGCTACCCTGGTCCAGCTGCACTGGATTCACAGATATGGGATAGGCATCTATTAGTCTGACTGCATAGCTTACCTTGTCCTGTTCGTCCAGCTGAGCAATTTCAATTTTGGATATGTAGTTTGAATAATAATAGGCCAGATTGGTGTTTCTATCAATGACACCGTCGATCCATCGATCAAAAAATCGCTTGACTTCCATGCTGCGATCCAGATAAAAATTGATGGAAATATTGTCGCCGCCATATTCGGCAAAGTGTGGCAGGTATCGTGGCGGGCCAAACATACGCAGAGGTGTTACATTGACTCGCGTCTGTGGTAACTGTGTTCCTTCGGCGAACAAACTGCTGAGTTTTTCTATACCGCCGCCCAAAAAGCTAGGAGCATAGACTGCAACTTCAAAACGATGTGCCTTGGCCATGCCACGATTCAGCACTTCTTCTCTGAAGTTTTCTAATTTAAAGTAAGACATTAGTAATGTTTCCTTGATTGTCTCCAGACAGTTTCCTTGGAAGCGTTCTGAAATTGTTCTATGGGCAGCATGGACGCACTCAACCAATCATCCGAGGGTATTAGTAAAAATCTGCTGCGTAAATGTCCAGTGAGGTAGTGTTTGACGCAAGCCCCAACACCGGGAAATTTAGCTCCAGAGTTCAACAACTGCCAGCTGAATAGTTGTTGTTTTGTTTCGTCGGCAGTCTTGTGCTTGACTTCTAATAAAGCGCCCATTAATTTAAAACGCAAACCATAGGGCAGATAATGCAGATTGATGCCTAAAAATCCGCCAGGGACTGTTCTAAAGGGCAACACCAGCGGCATGGCATCCCAGTAGGGCAGATCGTCTTTGTGCTTGGCGTCGTATTGAAACAGGTATAGTTCGCCGGGTTTGATTCTGCTCTTGAGATTGCCGGCTTTGCCACTCAGTAATCCATTGACTGACCCCTGCACATTGCGCAGTTGTTTGACCTGACTCTGATACCAGGTCAGGCTTTTCTTGCTGTTACCGGCATTGAGAGTAACGTTGTGAAATGGATTGGTGGTTGCCATGATATTATTTATCAATTCCCAATTCGGTTTCTGTGAGAATCTCAAACTTCCAGCCACGGTTTTCGCAGAATTCTGTGGCATTCTTCCACTTGCTCTGATTCACACCCCAGGTCATGACTTCCTGAATATATCGTTTGGTCACCCTCTCTGGCTTCTGTGGAGGCCGGGTAAACTTGCTGGGTTTGATCTCAATGAGATAACGCTGTACAACGCCATGCTTGTCCCGAATTTTAATGTAGAAATCCACGAAATATCTGTGTACCCGATTGTCTATTGGTGATAAATAGGGTATAACGATCTCTTCGCTACCCCATTCCAGGACACTGTTGTTGGTATCACACCATTTCATGAACTTCAATTCCCAGAGACTGCGGTATATTACGCGAGTAGGATCACCAGAATATTTACCAGTGTTGTTTACCCGATATCGGCCCTTGTAGGTTTTGGATGAATACATGATAAATATTCAATAATTTAATTAGGATCAACTATTTATGGCTGCTGTAACACCAATACCAACTGTTAATACCAACGCAGAACTCAACGCAAAAACTTTTAGTAAAAGCGGCGGTACTACTGTTGATCAAACCACGCAACAGAATTTTAAATACAACGTTAATTCACTGACCTATCCCTATGATGTAGACTCTGCGGATTATCCGCACTTTGTTGTTTTCTACATCAACATTCGTGGTAAAAGCAAATACAATGGGCCCGGTGGTTCCTACAAGACTGTCGAAGTTACCAGCGCAGGGCAGAATCGCGTCAACGAAACTAAACTTGGTAATAACGTGGATACAGCAGTTACTCTGGGTGCTGGTTATGCAGGCTACAAGGGCGTTAATACATTATTGGCAAATACAAACATTGTTAAAAATGCCAAGACAAAATTGGTGTTGCAGGCCGCTGGCGCTGTTGCCGGCGCTACTCTTGCCAGCGGAACCTTTGAAGGCGACAAAAAGTTCAGAATTGACAGTGCCATAATGCTGGCTGTCAACGACAGACCCAGCACACAATATCGGGTTGAATATCGATCCACAGATCTGGGTAGCCTGGGTGGGTTCATTGCCGGTGGTAGTTCTGCCACAGACAGCACCGAAGACTTTGCCGTTGAAAGCGCTAAAGCAGCCATTATCAATGCACTGCAAATTCCAGCTGCTATTACCAGTAATCTGGATCCCAAGTCACTGGTTTCTCTGGGTACAGGCATGGCACTAAACCCATTCCGTGAACAGGTTTTTCAAAACGTTGAAACCCGAACCTTTGCTTTTGACTATAAATTTTTGCCACGCAATGCCGATGAAACCAGGGCAGCGCATAAAATCATTGAACTGTTTAAATTTCACATGCATCCCGAATTGGCCAAGGGTGGCATGTTCTACATCTATCCCAGTACCTTTGATATACAATACTTTTTCCAGGGAAAAGAAAATCCACACGTGAACAAGATCAGCGAATGCGTGTTGTCATCCATGAAGGTTGACTATGGAACACAGAGTCAGATGTCGTCTTTTGCCGATGGATCACCCACAGAAATCAACCTGTCCCTGACCTTTGTTGAACTCGAAGTGTTGACCAAAGAACGCATAGTAAAGGGCTATTAATGTATTTCTCACAATTTCCATATTTAAAATACAGCCTGGATGGCGGTACTACAAATTTTATTGTTCGCGATATATTTCGTCGAGTTAAAACTGAATCCATGGCCATTCAAAATGATCTGGCCTACTATAATTACATTGTTCGTGACGGCGACACTCCAGAAATTTTAGCCGATAAAATCTACGATAACCCACAATATCACTGGGTGCTGTTAATTGTCAATGAAATTATTGATCCACGCTGGGACTGGATTTTACCAGAAAATGTTTTATATGCCTACATTGTTGACAAATATGGTCAGAGCAACATCAACAGCGCACATCACTATGTCAATGCAGCCGGCTATGTTGTCAACAGCACTGCGCCCGGACGCATCGCTGTATCCAACTATGATTATGAAGTAACTGAGAACGAAAAGAAAAGAGAAATAAAAATTTTGAAACCCGAATATCTGAATCTATTCCTCAAATCATTTGCTGAGGTGGCCATTCAATGACGGCTGAAGTTCAAACACCGGGCGAGGTACAGATTGTCGATGTCTTGCTTAGCAAGAACGCTGGCACCAAACAAATAAACCTGGTACTCTTTACAGTTGAGATCAACATCTATGAAGATATCATGCGCAACGGCATGTATGGTACCATACTGATTGCTGATGCTGCCAACATTGCTGGACTGTTTCCCATTACTGGCGCCGAGATGTTGAAGATAGCCTTCAAGACTCCGGGCATGGAAGAAGGATTCAACGATGAGTTTCAAGTCTACAGCATATCCGACAAGATCATGCTCAAGGATACTGGCACACAGGGCTACATTCTACACTTTGTTATTCCCGAATTAATGACTGATGTGCAGACTCCGGTATGGGGTACCTGGAGTGGTTATCCGTTGGGAATTGCCGACATGATTTTTAAAACTTATTTTTCCGACAAAAAAACGCTGAATCGCATTGGTGCTGATGCTGCAGAAGTAACCTTTACCAGCCCTGGCTGGCGTCCCAGCAAGGCCATCAACTGGCTGGCATCACGCAGCGTTCCTTTTGGACAAGGCGATTTGCCAGGAGCCTTGTTTTTCCAGAGCAGTAAAAGCTATCATCTGGTCAACTACAGTACTTTATTGAGATCCAGTGCTGATTTTGGCGAATATACATATATACCAGCCAACCTATCAGGCACAACCGATGGCAATTTTGTCAAGGATGTGCAGGCAGAATACTTTAAAATTGAAAACATGGAAGTTAAAGAAACCTACAATGGGTTGAAAAATCTGCACAGTGGATTTTACGCCAATCGTTTATTGACTCTGGATATCATGAAAAAGTCCTATGAAGTCACAGAATATGATCATATTTCCAGTTTCCAAAGCCGACCAAAATTGAATCCTTTTCCTTCCTATCCAGATATCCTGAACAGAAACCCTGCAACTGTGTTGACAGTATATCCTCAGTTATCTGACATGTATGGCAAACCCGGAGAAAGACCACCCGGTGTTAGCATGACCGTCAAAGGTAGTCTGGGTGCAGGTCGTATCAGCGCCATTCTAGAGCTGGATAATTTTAAAATTGAAATTACTGTACCAGGGCGCACCGATATTGAAGTGGGTCGCACCATTAAACTATATGTTCCAGATTCATCGCCGCGAGATGAGGGCGATACTTCGGACCGCAGAGAAGATAAGGTATATTCGGGACGTTATCTTATTACAGCAATACGACATAAATTGACATTGCAGAAGCACATGATGATCATGGAAATTGTCAAAGAAAGCACCTTACAGGATTACAATAAATGAATTTAGATAATATTTTTGCCAAAGACGGATTCTTCTGGTGGATCGGCGTTGTTGAAGATCGTGAAGATCCCATGAAAATTGGACGCTGCCGAGTACGTATTTTTGGCTATCATCAGCCAGTTATTCCCAAGGAAGACCTGCCCTGGGCCATGCCCATGCAATCTATTACCAGTGCTGCCATTGGTGGCAAAGGGTCCTCACCAGTTGGACCCCTGGAAGGAACCTGGGTCATTGGCTTCTTCTTGGATGGTGCCAACTGTCAGAATCCCTGCATGATGGGAACCATTGGTGGTCTGCCCAAAGCTCCTCCAGCCGGCGGCGTAAGACAGGGAGATACCACTGGTACTGGTGTTGTTACCGACGGCGAAGGCAACCCAATCAAGGATGCCAATGGTGACCCCATTACACAAAATGAAGACACCACCACACAGCCTTCTAATACAGGAACCAACTTTCAAATTTTTATTGCTGAATGTAAAAAGCTGGGATTGACCGATCCCAAGTTCCTGGCGGCCGCAGTTGGCAATGTCTACAAAGAATGTCAGTTCAATCCCCGAGCACCTGAAGATTTAAAAGGCTATGCAAATACTGCTAAAAAAGCTCTGGTCAATGGTAAAACTGGTCCAGATTATATCAGATCAGTATTTGGTTCCCGTGTATCCAGATTCAGTGATGCAGAAATTATTGCATTGACTGCCGATGAACGCAAATGGGGCGATGTGGTGTATGGATATCAGACCGAAATCGGACGCGGCATGCAGAACACAGAACCCGGCGACGGATTTAAATATCGGGGCCGCGGATTTATTCAATTGACTGGCAAGAAAAACTACAGAGAAATTGGTGCCATCATTGGTGTTGATCTGGTCAACAATCCTGACAAAGCCAATGACCCACAGATTGCTGCGCGGGCAGCGGCCGCATATTTTAAACGCGCAGCTGGTAGCACTTATATACAGTCACAGACCGGCGTTAAGTTTCCAGGCGCAACACAGGCCGATGCCGATCTCTGGGCCACATCAGCAGTTGCTGGCAGCGACATTAGAAAAAAAGGCGACATTGGTAAAACAATTTTAGATAAAGTCAATGGTTATTCTGCCAAGTATGTTCCGGGTACGGCAGGCGGCAAAGAAATTGCCCAGATTGGAGAACAGCTGTCTCCTCCCCCAAGTCAGGTGGCTGCAAAAAATCAACCCGATCCAAATACAACCAAGTCAACCGATAAACTAAACAATCCGACTCTGGGCAAGCCCACTGCCTACAGTGATCCCAACAATGCCTACCCCGCAGCCAATTATGAGAATCGTAAAGTTGGCGGCGATACCAATAAATTAGCCACTGGTGGCCAGGAAGCTCGCGAGACTCCGGTACTGGTGGCAAAAAATGACAAACGTCTAACCAATATCCTGGCTGGCAATCCCGATGAGTGGGATGAACCAGAAAGTGCCTATTGTGCCAAGTATCCCTATAACCATATGATTGAGACCGAAAGTGGTCACATACTGGAAATGGATGATACGCCGCAGAGAGAAAGACTTCACTTATATCATCGCGCCGGCACCTTCTTTGAGATTGACCAATTTGGCAGCATGCATGAACACATACAGGGGGATTACCACGGCGTGTTTGTGCGCAACAACAAGGTATACATTCGCGGTGGCTATGATGTAACTGTGGAAAAAGCCACGCGCATCCTGGCCAAGGATGCCCTGCAGATTATCAGCTATGGCGCAACCAAGATTGATATTCGCAACGATGCCACTGTCAATGTTCATGGCAAGGCCGACGTTAGTGTCACCGAAGACCTAAAGGTTCGTGGCAAAAATCTCTACATGGAATCGGAAAACGATATTCATATCAAGGCCGGTGGCTCGTTGTTCATGGGCGCCAATGATGTTCATATACGAGGTAGCGGTTCAGTAAATCTCGACGGCGGAACCACAGACATCAACAGCGGCAGTGCAGGATCACCCTCGGGCACCGGATTATCAGCTCCAGCCGATCGTCGCAGTCCTCCGGGCGATGGCAGATTTGAAGATTTAAAGCGTCCAGGATGCGATCCAGATTCGGAATTCAAAGGCAACAACGATGCTGGCGAGGCGCCTCCGGGTGCTGGTATTGCTGCTGGTGTACAAACTCAGGAAGATGCGAATACCAGCAAGGCCAAGCAAGATGAAGGTTGCAAACGATCTGACCTAAACAAGCCTAGCATTGTTGCGCCTACTCCCTATAAATTGGGTGAATTTGAGAGCTTCAAGGCCACGCCCTATACCATACAGTTAAGCAAGAGATTCAAGCTCGGTGATGTGGCTCACGTTGGTAGCGAAAGCGCTGCCCTGAACAAAGAATTCTGGAGCAATGCCAATCAGACAACACACCCTGGCTGCGGCCTAAGCAAGTCACAGATTTTAGACAATCTGCGAGGCTTGTGTGTCAATGTCCTGGATCCTATCAAAGACAAATATCCGCAGATGATGATGACCAGTTGTCTGAGATTTGATGTACCGGCCGGCGGCGCGGCCAAATCACAGCATTTAACAGGTTGTGCGGTGGACATGCAGTTCGGCAGCGACCTGTCACAGCTATATGACATTGCACTCTGGATACGTGACAATGTTGCCTTTGATCAGCTATTGCTGGAATACTACAACGGCAAGGGCAAATATACTGGTTGGATTCACGTCAGTTTCAATCCCAAGGGCAATCGCCCTGCCGGTGGTGCCAAGGTTGGAACATTTATTGACCATCAGGTGGCCAAGGGTAAAGACGGCACACCAAAATGGTATTTGTGTGATTTGAGCTAATATGGTGACCAGCAACAATATCAAGTATACCCTGGATTTTGAGCATGACTCAGGGGGCCTGTTTGGCTTAGGTCCTTTATTTGGTCTGCTCCTGAGCGATATTGATCCAGTGTATGTCAGTACAGCTTTTACCAGCATTGGTACGATCTATGAGATTCTGCCCTTGACTGGATTGTCGGCGGTTTCAACCAGAGTCACGGTCAGCAGTTTCACCATTAGTTATGCCAATACTAGTTTGACTCTGAGATGCGAAGGAACAACTGCCAATGCTCAGATCAAACTCTGGGGAACTCATGAAGGTGTGTTTCAAAAGGAAGAATGGTATACTCGAAACAGCAAACAAGAAGATACCCGAGATTCGGCTGGCGCAGAAGTTGATTTAAAATATATTAAGGTATCCAAAAGCTATGATATTACTCCTGGATCTTTCTATGCTGGTTATAAAGCAGTGCCAGATCGCACTCTGAGTACCAGCATTACCTGGACAATTCGTTGCAGAGCAGACAACACATCACTGACCTTTACCGGCATTACCCAGAATATTCACAATGACTGGAATAAGTTTAGAAAAAACATCCGACCTTTTGTGTTAAAAAGTCAGAACGAAATTGCCACCAGTGGCACAGTTACCACCTATAGCTCGGCTACCTTTGTCAATCTACCCGCGGCTACATTTAGTGTCGCCAACACTACCAGCGTGACATCGGGCGCCACCATTACTGTGCGATTTGCCCAACCTCATAATGTGGCGTCGGGATCGATAATTGTTGTGGCAATTACCAGTACAGGCACCCGACACAGTTTTGCTCAGGGAACTTTCTTTGCAGAAACTCTGCCCACGACCAGCAGCTTTACCTATACTGTGACCAGCATAGGAACAATCAGCACCACCACCAGTTTATTGGGTGCCGTGGGTTACTACAAATAAGGAAGAACATGGCAGCTGCAGCAAGACTAGGCGATATTTGTTCGGGGCATGGATGTTTTCCTCCCAGAGCAGGAACCGACGCCAGCAGCAACGTAAGAATCAATGGCATCTTTGCACATCGTCTGGGTGACGGTTGGAATACCCACTGCTGCCCCAACAATGGGTGTCATCCCAGCAATATTGGCGGCGGCAGCGGCACAGTTAGAATCAATGGCAAGGCAGCTGCCCGCATTGGCGATAGTGTGGCTTGTGGCTCAGTAATTGCACAAGGTAGCAGCAACGTGTTCATCGGTGGATAAATAAACGATATGTCAACTAAAACCTTCATAGATCTGGACGCAGCCATGGGGCTGAACCCACGCACACGCGATGTCGCTGTTAAAACCAACGACAATGCCATACGTGGGGCGCTGAGAAATCTGATTCATACCAATCACTATGATCGTCCGTTTCATCCGGAAATTGGTTGTCAAATTCATGCGCTGATGTTTGAGAATATAACTGGTCTTACTGCTATTCTTGCAGAAAGAACCATACGCGATAGCATTGGAAAATTCGAACCGCGCGTTGAAATTCTAGAAGTAACTGTATCAGAAATGTTGAACAACCCCAATGAGATGAATATCAACCTGGTCTACAAGATCAGAAACACCAATGAAGTGTCACAATTTACAACCAAATTTACTAGGATTCGATAATGGCCAATACCAGAGTCACAGAATTAGACTTTGATACAATCAAGCAGAATCTGAAGTTGTTTTTAAAAGAACAAAGCCAGTTTACTGACTACGATTTTGAAGGCAGTAACCTGAGTGTTCTGCTGGATCTGCTATCATATAATACTCACTACAATGCTGTGTTGGCCAACATGGTTAGCAACGAAATGTACATGGATACCGCATTAAAACGCGGCAGCGTGGCCAGCCTGGCTAAACATCTGCGGTATACACCCAACAGTGTACGCTCAGCCATGGCCAAGGTCAAACTCACCCTAACCAATATACCTGCAGCACCAACCTATGTTATATTGGAGCCCTTTACTGATTTTAATGTAGAAGTTGATGGTACGACACTGACCTTCTACAACAATGTTGCCTATACAGCATTTCCCAACAGCGTTGGAGAATATGTATTTGAAGAAGTAATTGTCTACGAAGGCACATCGCTGGATTACTTTTATGTGATAGGTGAATCACCAACACCGGCCAACAAATATAGTTTACCCAATGACAATGTTGATACGTCTACAATTAAAGTCAAGGTAACCTACCCCAGTAATGTGGTAGAAACCTATACCCGCATGGATGATATTACCACAGCCAACTCTGCCAGCACCTACTATTATCTGGAAGAAGCCACGGATGGAAAATACTGTATCTTTTTTGGTGATGGTGTGCTGGGCAAAAATCCCCCGGCTGGCAGCGTTGTATCAATACAATATTTGATTAGCAATGGCACTGGTGGCAATATCAGCACCAATGTTCCAGTTACATGGACTGTGTCCAGTATTGCCGGTGAATCAGACGCCAACAGAACCATAGATACTATTAGTCGTCCAAGCGGCGGATCCAATGGCGATACCGTTGAACAAATTCGTTTCAATGCCATCAATCGTTATTCAACCAATGGCAGAGCAGTAACTGCCAAGGACTATGCCAGCATTATCAGTGCAGAATTGCCGGGCGCACAGAGCGTCAATGTCTGGGGTGGTGAAAATCAAAATCCTCCGGCATTTGGCAGAATCTACATCAGTGTCAAACCCAAGACTGGCTACGTATTGACCGAGCTGGAAAAACAACGCATTGTCAATGAAATATTAAAACCCCGCAGCATGGTCACAATAAATCATGAATTTGTGGATCCTATCTACAGTCATTTAAATTTAAATGTAGATGTTAAATATGACAATGCACTGACCAATGTATCAAATGCCACACTGGTATCGCAGGTCAGTGATCTAGTCCAGACCTTTATTGACACCAAGCTGGAAAGATTCAACGAAACCTTCTATCCCAGCCAGTTGCAGGAACAAATCATGGCACTGGATGAGTCAATTATAAGCACCAATATTATCATTGAAATGCAGAAACGTGTTACCATAACATCGGGCGTTATTTTTACCGGCGAAGTTAAATTTCCTGCTAAAATTCACCCAGGTACATTGACCAGCAACTTCTTTATTATTCAGGATTCTGTGGGCGCACTTACCAAGGTTAGAATGCGTGACTTTCCCAATGACACACCAGCCGACTACAATGGGTCGGGAGTTATTAGATTGATCAATGTGGCTACTGGGGTAATTGTCAACGATAATTTTGGTTCTATTAACTATGGATCGGGCATATTACATATACCTGCCCTGGATGTCTATGGATTCATAGGTGCCAGTTCTGATGTTCGTATCATGGCAGAAATTCAGGAAAATAATCGTGATATTACTCCGGGGTTCGACGAGATTTTAATTCTTGACGACACCACTGCCGATTCAACCAGCAATTTAAAGAACGGCCTAACTGTTAATGTTAACCAGTTAGTCAAAGTTAGATGACAACAGATCGCAAACTTAGTTTATTTTTAAACGAACAATTACCTGATTATGTTCAGGAATACTATCCTTTGTTTGTTATTTTTGTAACCAAATATTTTGAATGGTTAGAACAACAGGGCAACCCCCAGGACATTATTCAGACAATTCAGCTTAATCGCGACATTGATACTGTGGCATCTAGTCTGACTCTGCGATTTTTGAACAACTACATGCCCAATCTGCCCAATGAGTTTACTGCAGATAAGACACTGATTATTAAATACATGAGAGATTTCTATGAGCGCAAGGGCAGTGTAAATAGTTTTAAATTCTTCTTCAAGGCCTTCTTCAACGACGACATTGAAATTGTCAGACCCAGCGAAAGTGTTTTTAAGTTATCAGATTCTCGCTGGCTGAGACGTAAAAAACTGCGAGTTCTCTATGAATCTGGCAACCCTCTAAATCTGCGTGGCGCAATTATTACTGGTTCCAGCACTGGTGCAACTGCCAACATTGATGATGTGATTCAAATTAACATCAGCAAATCCTATGACGTCTTGCTGCAGACTCAGAGCATTACTGGAACCTTCAGTAGTTCTGAGACACTGGTGGCATATTATTGGAATTTTGATACCGACACCAGCAGTCAGGTAGTCCTGGTCAACACCGATTTGGTCATTGAATTGCCTGGTAGAACTCTGGATAGTCACAGTCAGCTGAGCTCGGATCAGCGACTGCAGGACAGTTATTACTATCAGAATTTTGCCTATGTTATCAACAGCGCAATCAATCGTGAAAAATGGCAACGAGCCATCTTGGATCAGCTGCATCCTGCAGGCCATGCAGCCTTCAACAATCGCATTGTTGCTGCTCCAGCCATCACAGTTACCAGTACCTTTGTAATAACCAATCTATCTGAAGCGTCGGTGCAGTTCTTCACAGAAAAAGATTTCTATATTGATTCGGGCTACACCTTTGATCGTCTGGCCGACTTCAGAACCGGCACCAGCGCTACCACCAGTGCAGGTGCCATTGTCTATGATGCAACCTTTGCCTATCAGGGTGAAAACGTCACCTTTGGTCTGCAGAAGGGCGGCGACGACGTCACCTTTGGAACAACCCGTATTCAGGTTGTGGGATCGGGTGCCACTTTTGATAAAGTTGGTGCGGGTGTCAAGGCAACCAGCACAATCATAGCCGATGGCAACAACATAGACAGCAGCCAGGTAACCCAGTATCTGCATTCAAATACCACCTTGTCCTATACATCTGGGCAGACCATTGTAACCGGCAGTATCTATGACTTTACTAGCTGTCTGTTGATTGTGACCTGGATGAAAGACCCCAGCGGCAACGCTGCCAGTGAAGCAACCAATGCACTGACTCTGAATGTTAGCTCAACCGTTGGTATGGCCATTGTGTATGATGCCGAAATTCAAAGAAACTATCGTGATATAGCACTGGGCGATAGTTTGTTCTACAAAGACATGACCTACTACAACAGCAGCAACACATTGACCAACATCAGTGGCAATCTAAGCGGATCATCCATTGGTTCGCTGGCAACCACCCGGTTTAATTTTATCCCCTACAATGTTAATCGCAGCCAGAGTTTCAGCAGAATGGTGCTTAAAATCGACGCTACCTTTGGCTGTACCGTGGATTTTAGCCTGAGCGTGAGCAGCGGCTCTGCGACATTCAATGCCAGACCCGAAGATCATCTAAATGTTGTGGTCGTGGGTGCAACACTATGATAAATAAACAAATAAATTAAGGACTATTATGGCCATTGTAACAAGTAAATTTCGAACTCAGGCTGCCAGCAGCTTTACACAGAGATTTAGTGCCGACAACATGTATTTGGTTCTGGCACGCCCTCAGCCCTGGGATGATACTCTGAGCACACGTTTTACTGCGCAGGGAACGGGAACCATTACTGATATTAATACTCCCAACCCAGTTGACAATTCTCTGAACGAATATGCCATGTGGCGTGATGCCATGGCAGCAATCAAGTTAACTGCCAGCAATGTCAAGGTTGTCACTTCAAGAAACAACTGGCAAACAGGCACACGCTATGACATGTATCGCCATGATATTAGCTCAACCAGACCCACCAGTACTGGTAAATATACCCTGAGCGATTCCAATTTTCTCGTCTATGATTCAGACTCAGGGCGTGTCTACAAGTGTCTGCACAACGGAGCAGGCGCACAATATACCACTGGCGTTGTCAGCACAGTCAAACCAACCACCATTGATACTCAGCCACAGGCCACGGGCGACGGCTATATCTGGAAATACATGTTTACTGTGCCAGCTGGCGAAGCAGATTTTATTACTGCCAACTACATTCCAGTTCCAACAACAGGTACTGCCAGTAATATCAATGGCATTGATGTCGTTGTTGTTGACGACGGCGGTACATACAACGGTATCCCCAGTGTCGTTATCTACGGCGATGGCACAGGAGCCGCGGCAGTAGCAGTTACTTCAGCCAATACGGTGATTCGTGTTGACATGACCAACAACGGCACTGGCTATACCTGGGCCAAGGTCGTATTCTCTGGCGGTTTGCCAGTTACTGCGGCCAAGGCAACGGCTATTATATCACCAGCCGGTGGTCATGGAACTAATCCGCAGGCTGAATGTAATGCCCATAATGTCATGATTTCAGGTACTGTCAGTGGTTATCAGAATGCCGACGTTCCAGTTAATCAGGATTTCCGCATTGTTGGTGTGGTTCGCAATCCTGCGACATATACCACCAGCGTTGCAACATCAACAACAACCCTGTTTACAGCCAGTACTGGTCGGGTAATGCGCACCATGACCATGACCAGTACTGCCACAACGCCACCTGTTCTGGATGCTACCATTAGTGCAGTCAGTGGCGCCAAAGGTATTTTTGTGTTCCAGAGTTCAGGAACAACCAGACTTGAGTTCATTCAACCCATTGCCAGCGATACCAGTATTTTAAGTGCAACGGAAACTGCTAGAATCAATACAGCAGGCACCAAGAGCCTGTATCAGTTCAGTAGTTCCGACGTCATTACAACAACTGCTGGTTATAGTGCTGCTGTTAGCAGCGTTACAACAACCATGCCAGAAATTCAGCCCTACAGTGGTGAATTGTTGTATTTAGATTACCGTCAGCCAGTAACTCGCAATGCAGGGCAGAACGAAAAGATAAATATCGTTATTAATTTCTAATTTAGAATTTCAAGGTAACCAGACATGGATTTCAACCAATCGCCTTATTTTGACGACTTTGACGCACAAAAGAACTTTTACAAGGTTCTTTTCCGTCCAGGCGTTGCAGTTCAAACTCGCGAACTAAATCAACTACAGAGTATCCTTCAGGATCAGGTCACCAAATTTGGTACCAATATCTTTAAAGAGGGGTCCATGGTCATTCCTGGTAATATCAGGTACAATGACCGATACAGCTACATCAAGTTGGCAGGCAAATCGCTGGGATCAAATTCTCTGTCCTATCTCGAAGGCAAAGAAATTTGTGCTGGCATCCTGGGCACTGGTGTTAAAGCCTATGTTATCAAGGCAGTTGTAGCTGAAAACAGCGATCCAGATACTCTGATTGTCATGTACACCAGTGGAGATGAAGCCCAATCAGCTGGCGGTGGCAAAGCCTTTACGCCAGGACAGACCCTATATGTTGTCGATGAATTAACTCTAAATGTAGTTCTACAAAACGGTCTAGACGCAATTGGACGTTCTGCACTGGCCAATATCCAGGAAGGCGTTTATTTTATCAATGGTTACTTTGTTTCTGTACCAGCACAGGATCTGGTAATTGAAAAGTATGTCAATGCAATCACTGATATTTCCTATAAAGCAGGGTTGCTTTACAGTGAGGCAGTAGTCACTGCCGAAGATGATGAAAGTTTGTATGATAATGCAAGCAGCACAACCAACTTTACTGCACCGGGTGCTCATCGTTACACCATTACAGCAGATTTTGTAAAATATGGTCTGGATGACACACCAGAAAACTTTTTTGAATTGCTGAGAATTGAATACGGTTCAGTTCAAAAGATAGTTCGAAACAGTCAATACAACATCCTTGAAGAAACTCTGGCTCGCCGTACCTATGACGAAAGCGGCAACTATGTTGTAGATCCATTCCGACTGCAGGTGCGCGAACATCGCAAGAACAATCGCGGTGCTTGGTTAGGGGCAACCAAATATCGTGTTGGTGATTACATTGTGGTTGACGGCAGATATTTTGTCTGCATACATTCGGGCGAAAGTGCGGCGTCTCAGACAACAGCCTTTGCCACTGCCGACGAAACATCGTCTATTACAGATAATACTGTGACCTGGAGATATACAGTTGCTCCAAGAAGCAACAATGGTTTCTTGACACCAGAACAGGGCGGCAGCACCAGCAATCTGGTATTTGCTGTGACCGATGGCAAGGCCTATGTGCGTGGCCACGAAGTGGTTCGCGAAGAAACCTTTAACCTGGTTGTTCCTAAATCACGCTCAACCAGTGTAACTGTTTCCCGCACATTTCCAGTTAAAAATGGCAACTACATTATTTTGGATAGAAACGCAACCTGGGGCTTACCAGATATTTCATCTGGTCCCAAGGTAACACTCTATGATCGTAGTTTAGGTGATTCAAGTTTGTCGCTGAAATTTGGTTTTGGTAATCCAGTTGGTACTGCCAGAATTAAGTACATTGACAGCGACTTCAGCGGCGGGTTGAAACTGGGCCTGTTTGATGCCACCATGGCACCAGGTCGCAGTCTGGATCGCGATGTCAACATGGTTGCCATCATTGATAGTTCAGCCTCTACCACTGCCAAGTCCTATAAACTAAGCGGAACCTTCCGCTATACCGGCGGCACAGAAACCAGCAGTACACAAATCCAGGTTGATAACCGCTTTACCTTCGGCTCCATTGCAGCCGGTGGATCGGGCACATTGACCTCGGTTGGTACCATCTTTACCAAACAAATTACCAGTGGCGACACACTGACCTTTACCACTACTGGTAACACCCTGCAGACAGTTACGGTTGCCGTTGTTACCAATGACACATCAATTACCATCAAGAACATTGGTGCTACAACAATTAGCAATAGTTCAGGCCTGACCAGTGCCGCAGTTACACTGCCGGCATTCACAGTATTTGGAGCCACCAGTGCATCGGCTCTGTGCTATGAACTACGCGAAGGCGATACAGTATTCCTGAGCTCAGCCAGCAGCTATATTTCCGGTACAGTTACCAAGATCTTTACATTCCTAGATGTTCATGGCGACAGCAGAACGCGCATGACCATTAGTTCAACTGCAACAACCGCAGTTGGTACCAGTGGTACCGCAGCCAGAATGGACCTGTATGTTCAATATACTGGTCAGGCCGCCAGCTTTATTGGTAATATTCTGGGACAGTACAACGTTGGCGTCAATGCCACCAAGTTGACTGGATTGTTTACACTCAAGGATGTAGATGGTACCAATACCATTGATCCAGCCCCACATCAGGCAGTGCGTATTTCAGCCACGGGCGCAGACGCTCGTCTGCTAACCGAACAGTTGTATTTAAATGATTTGATTGATGTCAATGGATATCGTATCTACATCACACGCCGTTCAACCAATCAGGCAGCCTATGGTATTTGTCTGGATCAGACAGTACCAACCACTGACACATCGTATCCAGCATTCCTGATTGAAAATAAAATCTATGATACTGGTGACGCACAACTTCTGTACAAGGTTGTTGAGACTCCGGCAAATATCACCGACGATTATTATCGCATCTACAAACAAAATACTCAGTATTTGGCCACAGCCACCAGTGTGCTGCAAATTGCTCTGGCTTCGGGTGTCAATTACAGTGAAATTGCCTGGAGCAATGCGCCCATTGATTATCTGATTGCTGTCAGCGACACAACGGCTTTGACTACACAGGCGCTGATTCGTGACATTGTAACCACACCCAGCAATATTACCATCAACCTATACAATGCCATCAGTGGCACAGTTAGAATTACCTACACAGTAGACCGCGACGGCACTGCTGGTAACCTGGGTGGATTAAAAACCAAAACACTGACCTTTAATCAGTTACAGGAAGTATTGTCCAGTTCAGTGTCCCGACAAACTTCAATTACCTTGGCCAAGGCCGATGTACTGCGCATCAACAAAATCCTAATGGCGCCAACCTTTGTTGCCAGCTGGACTGCTGCCACCACCCTGGCTGCTATTGACGTAACCAGAAATTACGAATTAGACGACGGTCAAAGAGATTCATACTATGATTATGCTAAATTAAATCTGCTGAAAAATGCCCATCTGCCCCAGGGCTCGTTGCGAATCTACTACGATTATTTTGAACAAAGCGCCGGTGATTATTTCACCTTTCAGAGCTATAACAGCGATGAAGTTCCCTATGAAGATATCCCTGAATACAAAGAATATAAACTACGAGATTATCTGGATTTCCGTCCACTGATTGGAACAACCAGTACCCTGACCAATATCAATGTACTGCGCTATGGCACAGATTTTACCTGCAATACCAATCGTTATCTGGCTAGAATTGATACATTGGTCATTGATCAAAATGCCAGTATCTATCCAATTAGTTCAGTGCCTGCTATTTCTCCAGTAGAACCCAATGTACAAAGTGATTCCAATCTATTGGAATTATTTGATGTAAGCCTTACAAGTTTTACCGATAGTTCAGCTTGGCCAGATATTTCAGTCTCGGCCAAAGAACACAAACGTTATACCATGGCTGATATTGGCCGTCTAGAAACACGCATTGATAATATAGAAGAAATTGTTTCACTGACTTTATTGGAAGTGGCAACCAAGAGTTTACAGATTCGCGACAACAAGGATAGCACTCTGGAGCGTTACAAGACTGGTTTCTTTGTCGATGCATTCAATGATCAGACCAATGCTGGTGCGGATATTGACAATCGTTTCAGTATCAATCAGGCAGATCAGTCCATGCAGGCTCATATCAGCGGCTATTCATTGCCATTGTCGGAAAAGATTAACTTTACCAACTACAGCCCAACAGGCAATGCCGGCGGCGCAGAATTAACACCCATTGATTATGCTCGTAGTTTACAAAACTATCAGGTAACTGGTCAGGTGGTTAGTTTACCCTACACCACCAGTGTCATTGTAAAACAAACAATGGCAACCACCAGTGCTTCAGTTGCACCATTCATGGGTGTGAGCTTTATTGGAAGAATGAAAATTTATCCTGACAAAGACATCTACGAAGATATCTCAGTGATTAAAATTAACAAGAAAACCACCAAAGCAGATGCAGCCAGATTGAAGGCAGCGCAGGAACTGGGACAACGTCTATATGGAAGTAACTATGTTATTCAGACTACAACCAAGTCTACAACCAAGGTTACCAATGTTGAAAAAACAATTATTCCCTATGCTCGTCCCAATACACTGGCAGTTGTAGTAACTGGTCTGTTGCCACAGACTAAATTTTATCCAACCATCGACGGCATTGATATTCGTCAATATTGCACTGGCGCCATGCGCATGCAAATGACACTTATTGATGTATTAAGATTTGGTAAAATTCGTCCAACGGTGGCCAGTGACTGGGCACGTTGGCGCAGTCTTGCCTATAGTTTTACCGACAAAAAACAAGTCAAGAAAAACAAGGGCGTTAAAGTTGGTGGCAAGTGGTATGTGTTTACACGTATTACCAAGAACCCCAAACAATACAATGCAGTGTTACCAGATAAACGCAATGGTGACGCTATGCGCAAGGCATTCTCCACTGGCGTAAGCGTATATTATCGTGAAGGCAACAAATGGCGCGGCAGTGGTGTGGCCATGCATCAGGACGAAAATGTCCTGTACATTGCCAATCCGCGCGGTCGTCTGTCGCCGGAATTTATTCGTTCACAACCATCCAAGACCTACAGCTATTCAGGCAGATGGTACATTGGTAATGTCAGTGGTTACTTCACCGATCTGATTACTCAAAATCGTACCGACATTCAGGTTACCACAGATGACACAGAAGGAAATCTGTACAGTGACAGCAAAGGAAACCTGGTGTTCACTGTGGACTTCCCACAGGACGACAATCTGGAATTCTTCCATGGCATGAAAAAATTGGTGGTCAGTGATAGTCCAACTGACAACCAAGACGAATACATGAGCCGTGCTGAAGCATTCTATGAGGTTGAAGGCACCAAGGTGGTTATTACCAAGACAACGGTTACAACCAAGACCTTTAAAGTACTACCTCCACCACCACGTCCACGAGATCCATTGGCACAGAGCTTTAAACTGCCCGATGGTTATCCCAATGGTATTTTTGCCACTGGTGTAGACATCTACTTCCAGCAAACAACAACCACTGACGATAAGCCAGTTATGTTTGAGATTCGTGTATGTGATTCCACTGGACGTCCTGGGCCTGAACAGGTTCCAGGCAGCGAGATTTTTAAATATGCCAGTCAGTTAAATATTGACACAACATCTGGAGCAATATCAACTCTCTTTGAATTCAGTGAGCCTATACATCTTAAACCAGAAATTAGTTATGCCATAGTTTTACGCAGTGATGCACCTCAACACAAGGTGTGGATTGCAACCATTGCACAACCTGATGTGGCCAATCCACGCCTGGCCTATTCAACTCAGGCCACCTTGGGTAGCCTGTTTAGAAGTCAGGAAAATACACTGTGGACCGAAGATCAGTACAGCGACATGAAGTTCCGTGTACACCGCGCAGTATTTAACACCAGTGTAACCGGCGTTGTTCATCTGGTAAATCAGAACTTGCCAGCAACAGCATTGCCAAGCAACCCATTTAACTTCATGCATGGCAGCGCTAAGGTTCGTGTAAACCATCCTAATCATGGGTTGCGCAATGGCGACTCCACCAGATTCTATAGTGCAGCCAAGGCCGCGGAATATACAGTAAGTTCGGGTGCAACCCTGGCTGGTATTCCACTAACAGAAATTTTTGGTACATCATTGGCTGAGGATCAGACGTCAACCACAGATCCAGTATTGCAGGTTGAAAGTTGTACCCTGGACCAATATGTCATTACTACAACCACGATTGCCAATCTGGGCGATGGGTCAA